CCTTCAGCTTGAATGCCTGTAATTCTAGCTCTTTGTCCTGTAGGAACCATTTGTGCATCTGCTGTAGCATTGGCTACTAGTTGGTCACTTGTATATCCTGACATATTTTCTCCTTAAATTTTGTGTGGGCCGGAGCCCACACTTAATTAATTAATTACGCTGTTGCTGCGTCTTGCAAATTATTTGCTTGAACATACGTAAACGTAACAGTTACTTGACCTGTAGTTGCAGCAGTTCCTGCAGCTATAAGAGTCGCTGTAATTTGTGTATCAGAACCAAATCTATCAGCTTCATCTAAAGCGCCGTTAGCTATTGAAGAAGTTTCTCCTAAAGTTTTAACGTCAGTATTACCGATAAAATATGTAGCTGCTCCTGTTTTTCCAACTGAAACAGTTGCTGAAGTACCTTGGTTACTCACTATTGCAACTCTAATTGTAGCTGTAAGTAGTTGTGAGTTTTTTGGTATTACACCTACGTTATAAGTAGTTGTTCCAGCTGCGACTGCTGCATCAATCATAATTGATTGAGACATTACAACTTGACCTGTGTTTTTAACATCAGTTCCAACAGTTGTTCCTGTAGTGTTTCTTATGTTTCCAGCTGATATTGGGCCGGAAAAGTTAGTATTTGCCATGATATATTCTCCTAGTTAAATTCCACATAGTCTCTAGGCCGTCGACTATACTGCGTCTATGCAGAATATTAATTTATGTATAGTGTGATATTTATATCTTATTTTTGAGTAGAGTGCAAGAGAGCCCTAGGTATTTATGCATTTCAGCGATGTAGCTTTTGATTAAGTAGCTACAGAAACTTGTGGAGCCGCACCTTCTACAGTGTTTTGTCTATGGGCAATAGCTGCTTCTTCTAGCTTAATGTCAGTGATGATTTGTTTAACTTTGTCATCAATTCTGACCATTTCAAGAGTATATCTATTGTTAGATAGATGCTCTTGTTCCCACTTCAACTCCAAGGACCTTTTTGCTTTGTATAGGTCTTGTATCATTACTAACCTCCTCATAGGTTATTCGATAAGGAACATCCGAGAACATTCCCGATAATTCCCAAACTATACTTTTTTCTCCCAGTTTGTCAACTATTGCTTGTTCTAGAGAAACCGCATCATCATTAGATTCTACTTCAAATCTACCGTGATAATCGTATGCGTATATGTTTATTAGGAATTTTTTCATGGTTTTTCTTTCTACTTAGTAATTGTGGCGAGACTATGTCCCGCCACAAAAATATAATTATTACGCTGTTCCTGGAGATCCGAAGATACCTCTAGGGTCAGAGAATCCAAAAGAATATCTCTCTCTAGCTTTGTATCTAACATTTCCAGTATCAAAGTCACCTTCCATAGTCGTTTTGATAGGTGCTCTAACGAAATGTTTAAGACCATTTGGAACATCTGTTTTGATAAAGAATGCATCTGGGTCAGTTAAGTAGTGATTTACTACATAACCTTGAGGAATCATCCCCATGTTTTTAAGTGCATTGATATCATTATCAGCTGTACCTACTCTACCTTCAGACTTCATAAGTCTTTCAGCAGTAAATTGTAACTCAGAAGGAATAATCATTTTCATTCCTCTAGCCGCAATTTTTAGGCCTCTCTCATCAGTGAACGCTGCAATGTCAATTAACGATTGCTCTAATGAAGTTTCATTTAAATCTGCAGCCGTTGCTAACTCATTACTGAAAGATCCAGAAAGAGTTGGGTGGTCGGTAGCTAATAAAGCTTTTCCGTCTCCACCTGCAAATGATGCATTGAAACCATTATTTAAAACAGCCGCGCCTTTAACTTGCTTAGTGTTCGCCATAGATCTTGCTAGTGCTTTTGTATATCTAGACGCAAGTCTGTCATACAAGTTATCCTCAATCGCTTCTTCAGTGATTGCGAACGCTAGCGCGATCGTTTCGTTTGTGTAACGAGCCGTGAAAGTTTCTTGCGCATCATCGTAAGTTACGCCTTGACCTTCAGGTTTTACAGCAGCATTTGCAAAACCACTTAACATTACTTCTTCTTCAAAAGCTCTGTCAGATGATTCTTGATCAAATATTTCTGCCGTCTCGTTAGCATAGTTTTTGTATTCTAATCCGAATAAAGCATTCAGACCAGGCTCTAGTTCTTTAACTAGTTGTGCTCGTGATATAGCCATAGTTTATTTCTCCTTATTCGCTATTAGTTATATAAATTACTAGCTGCAGCTTGTACAACAATTACATTGCCGTTAAGTACAGTTAGATCATTATTTTTAGGTTCGTCAGCACTTCTAACTAATTTAAACATCTTAGTTCCTGCTGCACCGCCTGCTATGTTAAGTTTAACAGTAGACTGTCCACTAATTGGATCGGCTGCACCACCAGAGGTAGTACTAGTACAATTGTACCCTGCGTCTCCAAACATAGATTGAGTTACTGCTGCGTCAGCTTTGATTGCATACTCTTGAAACGGATTGTCGTTTACATAAGCACAGCCATCATTGCTGCCTGTATTGTAGTCAGTACCAAATGTTGTTCCAGACGCTACAGAGTTAGCCCATGTAGGCTTACTTGTAGAGTTGTCAACATAAAAGGCACCGTTGAATACGCCGATAATTGGTGAATGTCCACTGTTTGAGTAAGTAGCTCCGCCGTTACCGCCGTCGTCAGTAGTAGCGAAAGATGCATCTTGTAAATAACCTTCATCTCCACCCGAATCTTGGATAGAAGTTATGTTATTTTTAAAGATACTAACGCCAAGTCCTGACTTAAGCTTGTATTCAGATTGACCTTGAGTCGCCGGAGTATTTCCGAGATTCATTACCATTCTTAGTCCAAACCCTGTTGCTTGATTTGCTGCCATAATATATTCTCCTTATTATATAGCTTGTTAGTTAATTTATTCGTTGGACTTAGAAATTACTAAAGAATTAGTCTTTCTTTGTACCACCGAAGGTTACACGAGTTTGTCTATCTTGATTGATAGGCATACTTGGGTGCTGATCCTTCATCAAATCGTTATTAACTGCGTCGTCTCTATCCTGTGTCTGCTTTTTATAATAAGCTTCACGCGACTTAGCGATTTCCTCTGGTATCCTAGCCAGCAATAGGCCGCCAACTCCGATGACTCCTGCATATTTGCCTTCTTTTTGTGTTGGATATTCAGTCTCTGGATATTCGTCAGATCTAACTAACTCCCATCCGGATCTGAGTTTACCGGTCATGTTTTTTGTATCATCAAAACCCATTGACTCAGCTCTTATCCATCTGTGACGATAACCGTCAGGCGCAGGTGGTGCATCTAAAGATGATGGTGGAGTCCAAACTTTCGGTTGTTCGTCTTTAACTCTAGTTTGACTCGCACGTGAGGTGTTTATTTTATTATTTTCCATATGCTTATGCCTCCTTCGTGATGTTTAATTGTTTCGCATATTCTTCTAGCGGCACACCTAATTTTTTAGCAATTGCTACCTGTGATGGCGTGAGTCTCACAGTTTTGCGACCAGTCTTTGTACTACGCGTTGCCGAAGCAACGGTTTGTGTAGGTTTACTCGTCTGTGTTCCCTCTTTTGTATCAAACTTATGGGGAAATTCAAGTCTTATTCTTTTATTTATTTCCGAATAATATTCGTCAGTTTGAGGGTCATAACCTTCTTCTTCGGTTAATTTTTTATGTAAAGCAAAAGCCGTAAAAGTCATAGGCTCATCTGTACCAAACCAACTGTTATCACTAGCCCATTTTTGAGCCTTTGGATCAGGGTTAATTGGTGCTTCTTGAGGTTGCTGTTGAACAGGAGTTCTTACTTCTTGTTCTCTAGCAGGTGCCTTAGCCTCTTCTTTTGCTTGTAGTTCTGTTAATCTAGCAGTCTCATATCCAAGTTTAGATATCTCGGTTTGAGCAGCAACCTCAGATTTAAGGTCACCATCTTCTCTAGCTTTACCTAGTTTAGAAACAGCTGCTTCCATAGCAGACTTTATTCTATTCTCCATTTCAGATACATAACCTGTATCTAAAGTAGACAATCTTTTATTAAGATTATTTTTTTCTGCTAAAACTGTTTTTGCATAAGTTGTGGCTTCGTCTCTTTGCCTTTCAGCCTCACGCATTTTTTTAGTAAGTTTAGCAATTCTTCTTTTTACTCCGTCGCTATACTCTTCTAGTTCGTTTTTCTTTTCTTCAGTTTTCTCTTCAACTGGTTTCGTGTCGTCCTGTTCAGTTCGAATATCAGGCTGCTCATCTTGTTTCTCAACTGTGTCATCGGACTCATTATCGTACGTAATATTTGGTTCATCTTTTTTTACCTCATTTTCATATGTTCTATCTGCTTCTTTTTCTATCTCTGGCAATTCAACTCTAGCACCACCTTGTGATGTATCGAGATCAATTGTCTTTTCTACTTTTTTAGTTTCTTCTGTGTCTGGCATAGTTTCTCCTATGGGTTAAATATAATGAAGTACAGACTCTGGGTCTTTAATAGTACCCAGTACTTCATCGTCGTTTAATAGACGAACTTCTCCGCCTTCTATTGGTAATCGTGATCCGGCATATCTTGCAAAGATTACCCAATCACCTTTTTTGCACCACGGACCAGATGAAAATCTTTCTTTGTCCGTATAAGCTAGTGGTCCCATTTTTAAAACGTAACCACAATTAGTTGCAATCCTAGCTTTGTCTAAAGCTTCTTGTGCAATAATTATACCACCTTTAGTTTTTTCTTTTGGTGTAAAAGGTAAAACTAAAAGTCTGTAACCTACAGGTTCAGGTAGTTCACTTACTGAATCGTTAATATTTTCTGGATTAAGAGGTTCTCTCTCTTCTTTTTTTTCTTCTTTATACTTGTCTAATAAAGCTGATTTATTTTTTGGGTCCTCGGCTGAGGTCAACAACGTTTCCTGACTCATCTTTTTGCTCCTTGTTATTTAGCAGGTTAGAGATTTCCTGTAATGTTATTTGTATGGCATGTGCCTGTCCTACTAGATACTTGTATTTCTCCATATTGTCAACCCCTCCACCTAGGATTCCGTCGCCAATAGTATTGAGTCTATCTTTAAGATCTTTTTGTATTGATATTACTATATTCATTCCGTCCATTATTTCTCCTTCTTTCTTTTTTTCTTTTTTATTTTACCGCCGTATTTTTTATCCCATTTTTTTGCTATTTCAGGTTTATTGGCGTACATAAACTTTCGTTGCTTCTCAGATCTAAAGGGCACTTCTTTCTCCTCTAAAATCTTCAATCACTTTTAATTTTTCTTGAGCATCTGCAATTTTTTGAAACAGTTTATCTATTTCATCTAGATGTTGTGGATGTTCTCCAATTCCAACAGGGTGTTCTAAATATATTTTTAAGGTAGCATCAGCTTCAGATATCTGTGCTTCGTATCTAGCTTCAAGTGCATCTAATAAAACTGCTTTCATTAACACTTCCACCTACGTCTTGCTTGTCTTATTCTAGAGTTAGGATCATTTCTTGTTTTAGCCGATGAATTTTTTAATTGCCCTGCTGATCTTGCACAATATGACTTACGTCTATTTGCAGATTTAGATCCAGGTTTAACTTTACCCGTTACTGCTGTTTTTAATTTTGATCCAGGGTTGGCTGCTCTATAAGCTTTTACACCTTTAGATGTCATGCCTGCACCAGATTTTGTAGGTCTATAATTTGCTCCAGGTCCTTTAGTGGTTTTTCTAATAGCCATTATATTAAACCTCCCATACTTACTTTTTTTCTTTTTGCAAATGTTGCAACATTCGTCGGTTTGCCACCAGGATTGCCAGCAGCTCTTTTACGTGTAACTGCTGAACGTTTTTGTCCAGTTGACATTTTTCTTGCTTTGGCAATTGGTACGCATTTTGGGTACGCACGTTTACTTCCTTTAGCTGATTTTCTTCCACACGGTTGATATTTTCCATCTTTCTTTGGTGCTCCAATGTCTACCCATTTTTGATCTACCCATTTTTTTAAATCGCCCATTATGCAATCTTTGTTTTCTTTCTTCTGTTGGACATTACTTTGCCACAACCTCTAGCTATAAATCCACCATCTTTAGCTTTTACTTTTCCTTTACAAACTTTAGATGCATACATGTTTGCATACGCCGAAGGATACACATCGAATTTTCTCTTTGCTGCTGCTTT